GGAACTTTCACAATTCAGTTTCCAGCTTTTACAACAGCAGCAGCAATTCTTAGAATATCAGGTTAATCATAGGAGATAATTTCCTATGTCAAATATTTGGGGTTCACAGACTTGGAGCTTTAATCAATGGAATGATTTAGATAATGTAAGTCTTTCCGTTACAGGAATTCCTGTATTTTCAAATTTAGGTTCAGTTACAACAACAGAAGAAATAAATATAGGTTGGGGTTCGGATACTTGGGGATCTGAGACTTGGGGTATTTCAGGTTTAAATGTTGATCTAACAGGAATTCAATTATCATCAAACATAGGAACGTTATCAACAACAGGTGATGGATCTGTAGATGTAACAGGAGAAGAAGCAACTGCTACAGAAGGAGATGTGGAAGCATTTTCTTCTTTTGTTGCAGAAGTAACAGGTCAAGCAATGACTATGGATCTAACATTTGATCCAGAAATTGTTTCACCTACTGGAGAACAGTTAACAGCAAATTTAGGTATAGCGATATTAGATGCAAATACAATTGTAGAATTAACTACAGAAGTTACTCCAGGATGGGGTGCATCAGTTGGTTGGAGTCAACAAGAATGGGGACAAGCATCTGTTCAGATGTCTATGTCAATGGATGAAGGAACAGTGGATCCTTCTCCTGATGCAGAAGTTGTAGGTATTGGTATTGCAGCTAGTTTAGCAGTTGGCACAGTTGTTGCAGGTAATGCAAATATAACTGTTATAGGAGAAGGTATAGCAGCAGGTCTTGGTTTAGGAACTATAGATTTAAATACTCCTGTTGATTTAACTGGAATATCTATGTCTGCTAATTTAGGTACTATTGCAGAAGTAACAGGTACAGCAGTTGTTAATTTAACAGGATTTGACTTGACAATGGAATTAGGAACTAATACAAATACCTTAATCTGGAATCAAGTAGATACTGGAACAGCGCCAATAGATCCTCCAGGATGGGTAGAAGTCGCTGCATAATGAGTTTGACAAAAACTCTAATTTTTAGTAAATTTAAACAAATAAGGAATTAAAAATATGGCAAATTCAACATCAGCTAATTTAAAATTAACTGTTCAAGCAACTGGAGAAAATTCAGGAACTTGGGGACAAATTACAAATACTAACTTACTAATTCTAGAACAAGCAATTGGTGGTTATGATACAATTGGAGTAACTTCCGGTGCTACATTATCTTTCACAAACGGTGCTTTATCAGATGGTAAAAACCAAGTATTAAAATTAACTGGAACTATTGGAGGTGCAGTTAACGTTGTTGTTCCAGATTCTATTGAAAAAACTTACATTATTCAAAATTCAACAACAGGTGCTTTCGCTGTAACTGTTAAAACTACTTCAGGAACGGGAGTAACTTGGGCAGCAGATGACAAAGGTACTAAAATGGTTTACTCTGATGGTACTAACGTTGTTGATACAGCATTCACAGATTTATCTTCAGATTATACACCACAGCTTTCAGCAGATTTAGATACTAACGGAAATAACATTTTAATTGATAATGGTAATTCAATTAATGATGAAAATGATTTAGAACAAATTAAATTTGCAACTACTGCATCAGCAATAAACGAATTAACAGTTAAAAATGCAGCTGCAGGAAACGCACCTGAAGTTTCTTCAACAGGTGACGATACAAATATTGATTTAAAAATAACACCTAAAGGTAGTGGTAATGTTGTTTTAGATGGTTTAAAATATCCAAATGCTGATGGTTCAGCAGACGAATTTTTAAAAACAGATGGTTCTGGAAATTTATCTTTTGCAGCAGCAGGAGGTGGATTACAATCTATTCAAGTATTTACTTCACCAGGAACTTACACTAAACCAGATGGTATAAATAAAATTAAAGTTTATATTACTGGTGGCGGTGGCGGTGGCGGCGGTTGTCCTAGTTCATACATAAATCAACAGGCTTCCGGCGGTGCTGCTGGTGGAACTGCTATTGAATTTTTAGATGCAACTTCTATTACAACTGAAACTGTAACCATTGGTTCGGGAGGTCCGGCAGGTCTTGGTGATGGTGATGCAGGATCCACTTCATCTTTTGGTTCACTTTGTTCTGCAGATGGTGGTGGCGGTGGAAAACAAGCTGGAATTTTAACGGCACCTGCTGGTGTGGGTGGCGGAAGTGGTATTGGTGGAACGTATAATTTAAGAGGTGGTGCTGGTCATGGCGGAAATGAATTTGGCCCAGGTGAACAAAGAGGCGGCGCAGGAGGAGATAGTTTTTTTGGCGGCGGTGGTACAGGAGTAATGGGAAATAGCGGTCAAGCTGGTTCAAATGGCGGCGGAGGAGGAGGATGTTCCTCTAATCAACCCCCAACAAGTAGAGGTGGTGGTGCCGGTGGTGACGGAATTTGTGTAGTAGAGGAGTACGAATAATGAGAGCATTATTAAATACTGAAAATAACGTAATAGACGTTCAAGAAAATGATTTTCCAGTTCATCCTTCGTGTACTTGGATAGACTGTGATGATACAGTTAAAATTGGTTTTAAATATGATGGTACAAATTTTATAGATACTTTATCACCAACTGCTGAACAAATTGCAGAAAAAGAAGCTAGAGAAGCATCTAAAGCATCAGGTAATCAAAAATTATTAGATTTAGGACTTTCACAAGAAGAAGCAACAGTATTGACAGGATATAGACCACCAGAATAAACATATTTATTTAGTGTGGTATAATGAAAGAAATACATAACTTTATATCTGATAAAGAATCAAATTCTTTAATTAATTTTCATAAAGAAAATTTTAATTTAGATAATTTTTATAGTAAAAAACACAGGGGAACAGAGGTACTTCAATTAATGAAAATGCCTAAAAATTTTCTATCTGATAGTATGTATTCTCTTTTAAATAAACATATTAAAAACGTAAATGAAAATTATGAGATTAATTATTTTGAAATAGTTAAATGGCCGAAAAATGAATTTCAAGATAAACATAAAGATTTCCCTTTTCATCCTTATACTAGTATATTATATTTAAACGATAATTTTAATGGTGGAGAAACTGTAGTTGGTGGTAAAATTATAAAACCTGAAAAATGTAAATTAATAAGTTTTGAAGGAAATCAAATAATACATGGTGTAAATACTATAACAGAAGGAGAAAGATATACACTTCCTTGTTGGTATAGAAAAAAAAATATTAAAATTACTTATAACTAAATATTATGAATTTGAAAGATTATTATTATTATTTTAAATCAGTTATTCCTGAACGTATTTGTGATGATATTGTAAAATATGGTAATCAAATGAAAAGTGAAAAAGCTGGTATAGACCATGATAATTCTGGAACAGAGTTAGATTTAAAAAGAAGAAATTCAAATATAGTTTGGACAAGTGATAAATGGATTTATAAAGAAATACAACCTTATATACATGAAGCAAACAAAAGAGCAGGTTGGAATTTTCAATGGGATTATTGTGAACCCTGTCAAATTACTACTTATAAAAAAGATCAATATTATGATTGGCATTGCGATAGCTGGCCTAAACCTTATGGAAAAGGTAAAGATGTTAATATTGGATATCATAGTAAAATTAGAAAGTTATCAGTAACAGTTTCTTTATCTAATTCGAATGATTATAAAGGTGGAGAATTAGAGTTTGATTTAAGAAATAAACATCCTAATGAAAAAGAAAATTTTGTAAAATGTACTGAGATATTACCTAAAGGATCTTTAGTTGTATTTCCATCATTTTTATGGCATAGAGTAAATCCAGTTAAAGAGGGGGTTAGAAAGAGTTTAGTTATATGGTGTTTAGGATATGAATTCAAATAAAAATAAATTTATAATACCTTTTGCAGGGTACCCTATATTTGTTATTCAAAATGGTTTTTACGTAAATGATGAGGAATTAAATTTTATTAGAAATCTAGAATACAGAAACCATGTTGATGAAAGTTTTAAATTATCTAAAAATTCGGATATTTTACAGTTAGAAAAATTAAAAAGGTTAAAAAATTTTATTAATGAAAGTTTAAATGATTATGTTTCTAACGTATTGGAGGTCAATAATACTTTTTCTTTTTGTCAAAGTTGGTCTACAATTCAAAAAAATAAAACAAAACATCCCCCACATACACACCCCAATCATTTAATTAGTTCAGTTTATTATGCAAAAACTGAACAAACAGAACTTATATTTAGTGTTAGTAGATCCATATTACAGGACGGATATCATTTTTATTATGATGTAAAAAATAATAATGTATTTAATTCAACTTCATATAATGTTCCCTTAAAAGCAGGGGACATAATTTTTTTTCCAGGGCAACTACATCATGAGTCTTCTATTAATGATGAAGAAGAAAGAATTGTTATGGGTTCTAGTTTTTTTATAGATGGAAAATTAGGTAGTGAAGAGGACTACAACAATATAAAAATAACTAATAATAAAAAAGAAAGGTATTAATATGTCTTTTAAAGAAAAAAAATATCAAGTAGTTAAAAATATAATATCGTCTGAAGTAGCAGAATTTGTTTATAAATATTTTTCTAATAAAAGAGAAGTTTCAAAATTTTTATTTGAGCAAAAATATATCTCTCCATTTACAGAATATTTTGGTACATGGAATGATACACAAATTCCAAATAGCTACTGTCATTATGCAGACATTGCAATGGAAACTTTATTAAGAGAAGTAAAACCTGTTATGGAAAAACACACTGGTTTAAAATTAAGTGAAACTTATTCTTATGCAAGAATTTATAAAAAAGGAGATGTTTTAGCTAGACACAAAGATAGGTATTCATGCGAAATATCTACTACATTAAATTTAGGAGGAGATCCTTATCCAATATACTTAGATCCCACAGGTCAATACGATCAACCGGGTGTTGAGATTAATCTTAATCAAGGAGATATGTTAATATATCGTGGTTGTGAACTAGAGCATTGGAGAGAAGAATTTAAAGGAGAAGAATGCTGCCAGGTATTTTTACATTATAATGATGCTAGTTTAGAGACTGCTAAAGAAAATTATTTAGATAGAAGACCTTTACTTGGTGTACCGGGTTATTTTAAAAAATAAGTTACTTTTGTAGCTAAAAATATGTATACTATGATGGATGCAGTGATTTCACCACACCACATTACTGCATCCTTTATAATATTAGGACTATTAAAAGCATAAAAAGCATATATAATGAGGTACTATGCTACAAAAATTAAATTTCAAGCCTGGATTTAACAAGATGGTCACGGATTCCGGAGGCGAGTCTCAGTGGGTCGATGGTGATTTTGTTAGATTTAGATATGGATTACCTGAGAAAATAGGGGGTTGGAATCAATTAAGTATTTCAGGCAACACTTTACCAGGAGCCGCACGTGCACAACATACTTGGACATCTCTAGCAGGTGAAAAGTATGCCGCAATAGGTACATCACAAGGTTTATTTTTATATTATGGAGAAGCTTTTTATGACATTACTCCATTAGATACAGCAATTACTGGAGCTGATTTTGATGCGACATCTGGTTCTCCAACAGTTGTTGTTAATAAAACTTCTCACGGTTTATTAGATGGAAGATATGTAAAATTTTCAAGTGTAACTGTTCCAACGGGATCGGGTTATGCAACATCTGATTTTGAAGATAATACTTTTGAAATATCAAATGTGACAGCAAATACTTTTGAAATTACAATGCCTACTAATTCTGCAGGTACTACATCTGGTACAGGTTCAGCAGCAATTGATCCTTATGTAATTGTAGGTCCAACTTTTCAAACAGCAGGTTATGGTTGGGGCACATCTTCTTGGTCCGATGAAACATGGGGAACTGAAAGATCA